AATGTTGGGGCGGTGTCTCCTACTCGATCAACAATACCATCATACCCTTGTGCGAACCACTCTTTCTCAGCAATCTGCTCGTAAGTTCCGTTTCCTAAAAGAGCTTCCCTGAAAAGGTTTGTAGTAGTGGTTCCGAATCCATCCAATGACATATCCCAGGCCACTTGATTGTACTCCAGGTATCCTACCCTAAAGGATAGTGTATCGCCTGTTAACCGAATGCCAAATGCAGCGGCAGCAGCCAAAGCAGCGGTGATTCGCTCTCCTGCAGCGGCAGCAGCGCTAGCTCCCTGGTAATCTTCATCCAGGGTTATCGATGTTCCACTAACAGAACTTACTTTATAAACGGGATCCGACACGGCTGTTCCTCCGATTCTTACGTAATCGTTTGCTACCAGGTTGTGTCCGGCTGCTGAAGCTGTCACTATTTTGGAACCGTTGGTAACAAGCAGTGTAGCTCCACCACCTAATGCCACGCCAGCGTCATCACAAAGCCTTTCAGCCAGTACGTCAACACCAGCGCTGTCCCCTACTTGTCGGGCAAAGCTTCCAGCAACTTCCTCCTGGGTAGCCGCAGCATCAGAAGTGTAGTAAAACGACTGAGTGTTTCCCTGCTGAGAAAAAACAGTCTTTTCGTGCTTGAAGGAAAGCCTTAGTGTATAGTCATTAGAATTGATCGCTTCAATAGAGCCTGAGGCTCCGTCATAGCCGATAAAGTACCTTTGGGTTTGCGGGGCAGAATAACTACTCCCACCGTACTTTAAGACGCTTGCTCCGTCAATTCTTAAAGATCGCACCAGTTCGGAAGTAGCAGCCGTAGCACCACTTCTTTGAACTACCCTGATAAATTGGCTATCACCATAGGTGGCTCCGGCAGAAAGAACGGCGTCGTTCTCGTCCAATACCACAATTTCTCCATCAGCCAGGTATGTGGTTGCTGCGCGATCTGAGACCTGAAGGTTGGCGGTTCTGCCAATGTCGTTTCCGATCAGAAGGTTTAGTGTGTTTTTTGCTGTTACGTCCATTTTTCTAATTGTTAATTGTTATTTTTTAATAAGGCTTTGAAGCTTGGTAATCAACTGAGTCTTAAAAAGGATTAGCTTAGCTAGATTGTCTTCGTCTTCTGTGCCATTTCCTTTGCGGGCCAATGAAAAAACCATTGTTAGATTGTCAATATCCGATTGAGTGATACTAAGATCCATCTCGGGCTGCGTAACCTCTGTGTCTTTTCCGTTCTCAGATACCTCTTTGTCTTTCAAGTCTTTTGTTGCCGTACTCATTTTATTGCTTTTAGGATTAAAAATTGATTTTTACAAAACTACGCATTAAATCAATTTGTCCTTTCATATTTTTTATCTTACGCCAGCACAGGTGGTGTCCCGGGTACTGTGGGGTTCCATAGTCTCTGAGCAACCCAATCTGTTCCATTAAATACTAATTCTGCTGTTTCCCCAACAGTGGTAAATGTTATCGTTGTACACCCGCTCAAATTTGTTGGCGTCAATACTCCTGAACCGCCGTCCACTACGTGCGTAATAACTTTTCTATGTCCTGCTACCAAGCCATCTACAAGCGTTAATGCGTCTCCCGCTCCCGTGCTTGTGAACGCTGTATACTCGGTTGTAATATTCACAGCACCGGCCCCAGATAAAGCCTGCTGTGCGGCTATTGGAGCACACTGATAAATTGTTGAGCTAGGTCCGGAAATTGAACTACCCGTTAGTACATTAAGAAGATTAGCTGTAAACCTGAAGTCGTCAGCGCCGGCAATTTCAATGTCAATCTGATTATCTGTCGGACTTGAAATGGTCGTATCTCCATCAGCATCCAATATTAGAGCATCAGCAGTTCCGTCCAAATCAACCGTCCCGTTAAGGAGAAGAACGTCTTCTATCAAATAACCTCCGGATGCTATTGTGGCTTGTGTAACTCCCATTACGTTCCGTATATTCTTATTCTAAATTTGCCTGCCGTATATGTTCCTGGTGCGCCGCCTGCACTACCAACAGCCAAATATAAATACTCATTTGCTGCGGGCACTGCTGATGTTGCTGATACCTCTCCTACGGCCCAGCTAGCTCCGTGTGCGTGTAGTAAGGTTTCTGTTAGATCCGTAACTAAAGCATTTTCTGTTCCGGTAGATTCAGTGGCGCTGTAAAGGTCTATGTCTGGATCGCCGCCTGCAGGTGTTTCCAAGCACATTATTTCTATTGCGAAAACAGATCCGTGAATTGCTGCTGTTATTTGCCCCATGTGGCAATTTGCCGTTGCGGATTCTCCGATAATGTCATCTGCTGTTGTGGAATTAACCAAATCCGTAAGGTCACAAACAAACTCCGTAACAAACATTCCAGAGACCCCGTGTTGCCCAAAAGGAACCCACCTAGCAACAGCGGCGCCGTCAAATCCCGTTCCTACTGTAGGTACGGGCATGTCAGTTATTAGTGCCGTTGTAGACGAAAGGTGAGAAGTTCCGTTAGACAGTGACAATACCTGTGTTCCGTCGCTTGTCAATACAGCCGCGTCTGCTGTAGACCCTACCAGGAAGTGCCCTCCATAAGCCGTAGACGAGCTAGTATTGGTCATTCCGCTTGCATCTACAAATACGCCCGCATAAGTAGCTGAAGCATCATTTAGCGTAAGAGAGTCGGAATTAACATGAACTCCCCAGACATCTGCTGCTGCAGATTTGGTTCCGTCATAATTTACTTCAAGACCGATCAGGTCGTTTACAGAAGTGGCAAAAGAAGTCATTTGATACTCAGAACCAATAATCTGTGAGGTATCCGCATTAACAACCGCTTCATTAATATCCATGTATGTTCCCCGTACTACCTCGGCGGCGCTAAGAAGAGTTCCAATATCAATATTAAGATTAATCGCATTTACGCTTGCAGAGTTAACCCCAAGATCAATATCTATAATGTTTCCTGCGGTGTGGTCAAATGAGTCTGCATCAATAAATAGCCCTACTGTACTTGCTCCCAGTAAAAATCTTGCGGCTCTCTGAGTTCCAGCCGCTACAGCGCCCCCCATCTCAATATCGAGTCCATGCACTGTCCCGTTGGTATGGGTGTATCCAGACATTGTAGCGCTAAGCCCTCTAACAATGCCAGCTCCATCACTAATGGTTCCGGTATAGTTGGCCCTAACGACATCTAGTGCCGCTCCTCCTCCAGTCATGTTTCCTGACCAAACAGAGTTAATTCCATACAGGGAATCAGCAGCAGCACCGTCATGGTTTTGCGCTATCGTAAGGTCAATTCCAGTAGTATTGGCATCAAGGGTGGCTGTGTCAGAGTCTATGTCGATAATAGTTCCTGAAGTCCTTACCGAACTGTTTGCGTCAATAGCGGCAGCAGTAAGGATACCTACACCATCAATATCAATCGCGTCCGCATCAGCGGCACCGCCATTCACATCAACAGAAGATCCAACCAAGGCTCCGGAGGCAGTAATATCTCCAGAACTCGCAGTAATATCTCCAGCGTTAAGAGTTAGGGCATCTGTTCCTGAAGCTGTTCCAGCTATTGTTACAGCACCATCACCAGCTACTCCAAATAAAGTAGTGTCATCATCATTGCAGTGAATAAATTTCCCATCCCCAGTCAACGTTCCGCCACCATTGTCCAGATAAACCATATCAGTGGTAGTGGCGGCATCCATCGTAATTCTTAGCCCATTAGCAGTAGTAGTAGCCCCTGCCATTACAATATCTATCCCCCTGGCGGCCCCTGTAGTAACGTCAGGTATTGTAATACTCATGCCTGTTGGAGTAGCAGTTGCGTCTCCAGCACTAATAAGCTCTAAAATCTCTCCGTCATGAGTTACGGCATTAGCGTTGATTCTCGCCATTGCTCCTGTAGTAGTAGATGTTGAGGAGACATCTACTAAGGCATCAGCAGTTGTAACGGTATTGTTAGTAACGCTTAAAGAAGTAGCATTATCAGCATCTACAACCGTGATCGATCCATCTGCTATATTAATATCAGTAGCCCCCTGGAAATCAACCGTCTCAGCACCTGCTGCAGAAGATGAAATCTGGAACACCTCTCGCATGGTTCCCTGGTCCATTACAGAGAACTGGAATTCAGCATTCTCTGAACCACTAGTAACATCAGTGGCAACAACATCCATTCGGGCATATTCAGTAGAGGCCCCTGCATCATTATCAAAATACCAGCGGATCCTGGAAGTATCGCCATCAGCTCTGGTTGCCAGATTGGAAACCAAATCCATTATAGCAGTAGGTGAAGCCAGGTCACTTGTAACAGTCAGTCCAGCACTACCCGGGGCCGCAACAAGAGTGTTTCCAATAGTAAGATTCTCAATCTGTAAGTCATTAAGGTCACCGAGACGCACGAAATTACTACGGTCTACGCCAGCTCTTAATTCAGCGATTGTTCTTTTGGTTGTTGCCTTTGTTGTTGCCATGTTATTCTACTTCAGCAAGTTCTACCTTGCTCGTTTGGTAACGATTTGATTCAATATCCTGCAATGCGTCTTTAACCGCGATGGCGATTATTTCCCGGTGGGTATGGTCCGCCAACTCAGAATCCACATCTGTAGTCTGTACTACATAAGCAGTTCCAAGCCTTATTTCCTGAGGTTGCTTTAAATAACGCAAGTGATAGTTGGTTATCGTATAAGTGCCATCTGTGATCAGCTCATAAACATCACCCTCATAGTCTAACCTAATCGCTTCATCCTCGTAAGGCTTATTAAAAGGATCGTTTACAATCTTGTTATACCTGTCATGCGTAACAGGCAATACCGGAATTCTTTTTGTCGCAGCAGTGTTATTGCAATCCGTATACGCAATCGCTACCTCTTCCTGCATAGAATGCCGGTAATCATTCGGAAGGCTTACAAACACTCCGTTAGGCTTGTTATCAGCGGTAAATGTAAAGGCGGCAGATGTAAAGTTCTTAGTAATCTCCCTTAGATCGTCTCTTCGCTTTTGGTCTTCTTCTAATCCTGTTCCTTTAGGATTGGTACCGTAAGCGCGTTGCTCAATAAACTTCTCCTGCGCATCGTTTAAAAACACATCAATCTCCTCAGCTTCAAAATTAGCTGAGGCCAAACTGTCGATTTTATCGACGCCTATTTTAAATCGAGTATGCATCTGAGCGGCCGTCATTATTTACTTGCATCCACCTGTGACTTCAATGTGAAGTAAAGGTCCTGGTTGTTATCGTCCTTTAAATAATCAATAGTTGTTTCGAGCGTTGTTCCCAGCATATCTCCATTATTCAAGAAATACTTTGTTCTTTCCTGGCGGATAACATTTACCTCAATACACTGATCGACAAACAAGAGCATCTTGTAGTCGTCGTTATCAATAACTTTCAAAAACTTTTCAGGTTGCTCGTCAACAATAGTTCCTACTGTAGCTTCAATGAAGTTAGCGGAGCTGTCTTCATTCACAGTAGTCGGGATATTGTGAACCCTATTGTAAACCCGGATGAATCCTCTCATAGTAGAGGTGTTCATGTTCCTGAATTTATTAAATGCCTTGCTCTTGAGGTTAAGAACCTTGTTAACTGACTCCGCCTTTTCCTCTTCAGAGCTCATTACGTAACGAGCAAAAGCATTGGTTAACAACTCTTCCTGTGAATTGGCAACCTGCTGGTGCGCTTTTAATACATGATATTCCAGTTCCTGTCGCGGATCACTTAAATAAAGCGTCTTTCCACCTTTAGGAATCTCAATTCTAAATGTAGACCAGTAATCTATATTGTACTTAGATAAGGTTCCTTGTGGCATTACCGCGCTTTTCCCAGGCAAATTAAGCAAAGCCTCCAATCGAGCCTCTAATTCTGGCGTAAGGCCCGTAATTAACTCCTTAGACCCTCTTCGGTTTTGTACTGTCAAATACTCTGCAGTACCGGTATATCGATCATGGCCTTCTTCACCGGGCCCCCTCCAGTCACTTTTGCTAACTTGACTAATACTAACTTGATCAGGAAGCGAAATGTCTTTTTTTACAACAGGCTCAAGATCAATATTGGATGGGGCAGCCTTCTCTTGCTCCAAAGGAGCCGGAGCTTCCGCCTTAACCTCGGGTTCCTGGGTCACCGTTTCTGCCTGTGGCTGAATAGGTGATTCTTTCATTGGAACCGGATTGTTTCTTGGTCTGCCTCTTTTTGCCATAATCTTTAGTTTTTTATACTATTATATGGTGCTTGAATAGATTAGCTCTGCGCATGAAAGCGGGTTCGCTACCAATAGCCCTTGCTTGGCCTGAGCATGGATTTCATATCCATCTACTGAACTAGCCGATTGTGTGTTAAACGAAGTGTTTGGGCCCATTGGGCTACAAGAACCTGGTATATGCCACATCTTCTCTTTTTCTCCCTTAGGATACAGTCTTCGGATGTTCTTCTTTCCGTCAGTAGTACCGAAGTTTAGAATCGTATAGCGATATGACTCCGTGTTTCCTCCGTCTGGATGAGGAATTCTGTTAGTCACGATATTGTCATACTCTGGCATGTGAAGCAGAGTAAACTTAACGCCCTGTGGTCCCCAGTATTCTCTGTACTGTCCTTGGAACCTTAGGTTCTGTCCTGATCCACCTACACGCTTTGCATCGATGGGCTGGAACCTTGCTACTTGATTTTCCAATGCTCTATGGAACTGTACAAATCCCCGCTCACCTGTCAATGCAACAAAGTGTCGCTGGTCTTCAGGCAGGATATGAATAGAAAGATTAAGCAATACATCTTCCAAAAAGTCTACAGTAAACGTAGAGTAGTTGAACCGGTATGCTGGAGCAATCTGCTCATGCAGTCCAGCGCCCTCCTTGATGATACGTCCTGAATCATCTTTCATAAGGTACTGGCCGTTTGCTGTTTTGTTTGAAGTGCTATATAGAAGCGCACGGCTCTTCTCTCTTTGCCACTGTGCCATAAACACCCAGTCCATGTACTGCATCCAAATTTTAGTGCTTTTGTTGGACCTGGGATCAAGCATCTCAACTACCATAGGAGCTCGGTTGAGCATGTTCCCAGGGATAGTGTTCTCTTTTCGAATCGTATTGAAGGCATTTCTGAATTTGAAAGGAGAAGTATAGTTTGTAAGTCCGCCACCTTTTGAAAGCGTGTTAGAAACCGGTGAGTATTCCTTTGAGAACTGACTTCCCGAAGTAAGAAGCGTCGGAGCCATAAACTTATCGGGGTTACCGGTAAGCAACTCAACAGTATAAACCCAGTTCGTTCCATCTGCCTCAGGATCGCTTATTACACGAACAGCAAAATCCCTGTCATCTGGAATCAGCTTATCTCTTTTTGCCCAAAGCTGCTCCGGGAAGGTTATTTTAAACGAAGTGTTGTTTACGCCTGGACGGTTAGCGTCAGAAGCAGTATAAGAAACAACAGGCAAAGCCTTCTCATCATCTCCTTTTAAGCTCCATACGAAGTCTCTGTCATCTGGCGCTTCTTCTTCAGCTCCCATAAAAGAGAAAAATGCATCCATCCCAATATAGTCGTAGATCCCGAAGGCTCTTGACATAACTGAAGATGCTAAATAGGGCTGCTCCTGAAATATTGTTCCAAGATTGTTGTCGTCAGTTAGTCCTGACCAACTTTTTGCCTGATAAACTTGTAATGTATTGACCGTCTGAGCCATTTTGTTTGATTTTGATTATTAAAATTTTTGGGTTTCAAGTGCTTTTTTCATCACGCTTACATCCACTGCTTTTGTTTCTTTTGATTTCGTGGATCCCCCCAACTTGCTTTTGATCTTTTTGGTAGCCTTAGTAATTGCGGCCTTGTCTAACTTTGACAAATCGCCTTTAAGCACCAACCCTAAGTATGCGGACAAAAGATCATGATCTGGGTTTTTCTCCCGATACTTAGTGTAGTCGTTCTTTCCTTCACGATCAAACTTTGTAATACCGTTAAACATCGTTCTTCGGTCACCATCAGTTAGTTTGATTCCAGGAATAATCTCGGCAGTATCCCTTAATGTCTTTTTAAGGCCGTCAACTTTTGACTTATACTCCTCTACTCTCTTTTCCTGCTCCTTAGTTTTTTCAGAAACCAACCTGTCGCGGTCATCTTTTTCCATCTTGACCAACTTAGCCAGGCGGTTTTTTGCTTTCTTTTCCAGCGCATCTTCTCTTTCAGACTCAAGGCTCTCTGCAATGTCCGCAGCTTTCTCGCTCTCATCCCATCCAAGCCTGGTATTGTAGTCTGTTATAATGCGCTTTTGAAGCTCTTCGTTTCCTTCGAGGTTTTCCGCAGCAATCTGCTCGTAATTCTGAATAGTAGCTTCGTGCCGAATCAACTCGTTTAGCGGAGCACCTTCTTTATAAGAGTTAATAAGATACTTTGCAGTTTCAGGAAGTTCATCGATCCAAGCTTGTTTTCTAGCTTCAATCTCTTCCTCTACCAGCGCATGTAAGTCATCACTGGTATTACCAAAGTCTTCAGGAACCTCGCCTATAGCCCCGCTCGCATGAAGCAGTTCAGCGATAGTCTTATAAGCAGATTCAGTCTCTTGTTCCTCTTCTTCCTGCTCTTGTTCCTCTTCCTCATCGTCTTTCTTGATTTCTAATTCTCCATCAGAAGTAAAAGAAACCTTTTCGGGATCCAAGTCCTCTTCTGTTAATTTCTTTAAAGCCTCTGGGCTGGCCTCATCTAACTGCTCTTCAGTAAATCCTTTGTCGATTAAAGCAGTTTTTTGCTCGTCGGTGGGTTTAAACTCTTCTTCCTGTTCTCCTTCTTTGGCTTCAGCCTCTACGCCGGAGCCTTCTTTATCCTCCTTGTCATCTTCTAGTTCAAGAGGAATTTCGCTAACGATTTTTGAATCGGCTCCTTTTCCTTTCGAATCTTTGTCTTCGGAGTCCAGTAAACTGATATCTAAACCGGAAATCAGATTGTCAATTAAGCCGGTTCCTTCTGCATCGATGGATACCTCTTCTTTAATTGGTTCTGGCATGAACGAAAGTTTGCGTTAGAATGTTAAACGCAAAAATAGAAGGGAGGGTAAGAAAAACCTAGAACTGAAATCCTACATTTCAGTAATTTCTAGCGAATTTTCGCTGAATTAAGAGGGGTAGTAACAGACGCTAAATCCTTATAGATAGTCCTTTCGGAAACAAATAATTCAGAGGCAAGCTTCTGGACGGCTTCGTGGGTATGGGTAGATTTAGAGACAATTTTCTTAACGTACTCACGACGTTTTTGAATCAAGCTGCCGTCTCTCATTCTACTCACCTGTATTGTTTTTTACAGGCGTCTTCTTCTCAGTCTTTTTCGCCTTGACGTCTTTCTCCTTTATGTCCAGCTCCCTGTTTTTTTGCTTAGCCTCGGTTTCCTGCTTATCCTTTTGGAGCTTGAGTTTTTCTTCCTCCTGTGCTTTGCTGTTTCGCTCCTTTTCCTTTTCCAGGGCAATTTTCTCCCGGGACTCGACTATCTTACCTTCTCTCTCCAGGATATCAGGAATACCGTTTCTGTTTCTATCAGCAGTAGATATCTTGCTTTCAGCCTGTATATTGGCTACCAATAGATCTTTCTCCCTGTCCTTTGCTTTCTCCAGGCTCTCCAGGTTGAGTTTTTTATCCTCCTGTTCCCTATTAGCCTGGCCCTCTGCTGCCAGGGCCTCGTTTTGTGCGTTTGCCTGTGCATTAGCTTGTTCCAGCCGCTCTGCTTCAGATTGTTTCAGCTTATTAGTAAGATCCGCTATTGAGTCTGTAGTGTAGATAGCACCGAGGTCAGAGAACGCGACTTTATCGTTTTGCAGTGCTGCCTGGAAGTGCTGCTTTAATCCCTGCAGTGCTTCCTGATCCCTTGAGGCGTTTGTAACAAAAACCCCAAACTCCGAGTTAACAAACTCATTGCCGTCCAGCTCAAAAAATACATTTGCCATATCATCAGTGACGTACTGAAACCTTTTGGTTTGATCGACATAGGCATCCTTAGAAACCTCCATCAGCGTTTCCAGCACTCTTTGTTTTGTCCAGTTATGTATCTGGAACCATTTTTCTGTGATAAAAGAAGACTGGCTAATTGTACGCTCTACATTACCTACCGCTTCCCTTGCGGCAATAGCGCCTTTCCTTTGCTTGGTAACACCTGATAGTTCGTCCAGCTTTTCTTCTACGTAATCCAGTAGTTGTATATGGCCCAGTATAGCCTGACCGGTCTCCATATCCAATACCTTGTTCTGGCTAGATATATTACCCGCCAGCTTTCCTGTAGACTGTCCTTTTACTCCTTCTTCGAAAGAGTTTACAAAACCAAACTTCATAACAGAAGCATAGTACATCCATTTCTCCATGGACATCTCACTGGTTGGGATTAGTGAAATGTCAATTAGGGCTATCTTTCCTAAGTTGGCGGCAATCAACAGCTCGGTACGGTACCAAAGGGTTACGTGCAGGTATATCCATGGGACCAGTCGATCCATTAAAGAAGTGGCCTTTGAGTTATTGGCGTTATACACTGTCCCCACATATCCTGACCGGCAATAAGAGATATTATCCATACGACGGAACTGGTTCTTTTTGGGGCGCATATTAAGATACATATCCTCTGCGATCAAGGTGCCTTCCCAATATTCGTTTATCCATTTCCACTCAACGGTTTCTCCTGTGCTTTTGTCAATCTTATACTCTTCGCTTACTATCTCTTCCTGCTCATCTCCGTTCTCATCTATAAAAGAAAGGAATCCTATTTTCTTTCGAGACTTCCAGGTTACCTTGGCTACACGCACATTGCCCTCAGAGTCCAGGTATCCCCATTCGCCTATCTTATTCATTACCTCATCTTCGTGTGTAATAAACTGCTTCTCGGGCAAAAGATTAAACGCTGCATTACCGTAAGGAATCTTATCATCAATCATTTCCTCCAGCTGATCAATCTGAGCTTGCGACAGGTCCTCGTAGAAATCATCAATGATCTTTCCAATAGGCATATACCTTACATCTACTATTAGGTCAGCATCATCGATTAGATCTGAGTCGGGATCTAGTAAGAAATGTACGTTTAATGGGTTCACTCTCCGTGCTACGGGCTCATTTGAGATCATGTCAACGCGGTAAATCTCCTCACCAGCCAACAACACATCCTCCCATCCCTTAGCAAATACTTTGTCCATCTTTTGATCTCGATACAGGTATTGTAGCAGCTTTGAGGCTACAGACTCCCTCATATCCTCATAAGAGTAGGACATATACTTTTCTATCTCCTCTGCGCTTTTAAACTCAGAGTCGGAGTCAAGCATCTGCAGCACCAGGTCTTTTTTGATCTTTTCTCTGTTGCCGTGTATCTCGTCGTTTGATCCGCGAACAATAAAGTTGGTTCCTCTTTTAGCCTCCTCACCAAACAGAAGGTTGAATATCGGAGATGCTACGTCGCGGTACTGCGGAGACGCCGGAGCTGACATTCCTTCTATATGAAGGGCCTGGAGCTCGTTCTCCATATCGTTTTTGTCGAAATGTCCGTTATATAGCTTGTAGTTTCGGAGCTTGTCTTTAGCGCTTGACCTGCGATTTGTTTCGTCTAATCCTACCAGCTTTAAACCGGCGTTGACGTTGGCCTCCCTCCACTCAGTGTTCTTTGCTTTGAAAGACTTCTTCTGTACGGGCATTGCTGATATGAAGGAAGAAATACTCATTGTTGAAACCAACTAGTTGTTGCCGGTTGCCGCTCTTTCTTCTTGAAGGGATCGGTTTTCCAAAAGGGATCGTCCATTATAGTTCTTGCGTTTTCTTGCTTGATCACTTTTTGCTTTCTTATTTCGGCTTCATGGTACAATACCATCATAAAGGCCATGCAATTATGATTAACGATATTTGAAGCCACATAAGTATGGTCTTTTTCAACCTCAAAGTTATATACATAATTTGACATTTCGCCTTTCTTTATTTCCTTTACGGGTAACCAGAACCCTTCTTCTGTCTCAATTACATTGCTTCTATCTACCTTATTTACCTCCGGAACGCAACTGAATCTTAAAGAAAGTCTTGCGATTTTATTTATATAGCTGCGGCTGATTGATAAGTTGAATTGAGTCTTATGTCTACTGTTTCGCGCCTTTACAATACGAGACGATGACCAGATACCATTATCAATTAAAATCTGCCTGACTTGCTTTATTATGTTCTCATAAGTAGATGAGCACTCTATAATTTCCCTTTTATAGCCGTCATAGTTAGCGTACTTTTTTTGATGTCCATCGCCTTCTAAGAATCCAACAACCAAAGGAAGCAGCCCAGAAGAATTAAATAGATAAGGGGACATCCCTTTTTTATTAGGACCACCACAAAAATTTAAAAACAAATCCCGGATTAGAATATAAAAACTGAGCCAGAGTGGCCTTTGCTTCATCATCCCCCAAAACATCTTTTAGGTTATCAAGATAATGTTGGTTTATATCCAAAATATCATTCTGTTTTTGGTTGCCAACTATTAACATGTCAATTCTCCCCTGTCGT